CCAAATAGATTATATCTACCTGTAAACGAACCAGAAGGGAACTTTTCACTATAATGCCTGTTAAAAAAGTAAAAGGTGGTTATAGGTTTGGAAGAAAAGGCAAAACATATAAAAATAAAACAAAGGCTAAAAGACAAGCACGAGCTATGTATGCTTCAGGGTATAAAAAGAAAATAACATGATTGATGAAGAAGAACAAAAACAAATGATAGCCAACATATTAAGAAATAGCCAACCTGTAAATAACCAAGCTAGGTCTTTGAAATATGGTGTAGGAAATCAAAACTTACTTAAACCTAAAAATAAATTTTTTACTAATGCTTTAAGGCTTGGTGGGCAATTAGGAAGTGATTTTTTAGCAGGTAGCTCTATTGCAGAAGCTCTAGGATATAGACCTAACTTAATGACTGGTCAAGGATATACACCATCATATAGTGATCAATTTAATACTACAGTAGATTTATTAAAACAAGGAAAAAAAGCAGAGGGTGCAGTTAAAGGAATAGAAACTTTTTTAACAGGAACAGGAGCTGTAGGAGAAGGCATGATGTTAGGTAGTGCTTTGGTTGGCCCTACTGCTCCCATACTACTTGGTGCTGGTTTTGTAATTAAAGGTTTATCAAAAGGTGGCAAATTAATTTTACAAAGTAAAGCAGGAAAACAAATACTAGCTAATTTTACAGGCAATCAATCAGATGGTTTTAATGTTACTGATTTACAACTACCTAAAAATGATGCTTCTCCAGAAATAAAAACTCTAGAAGATAATATAGATTTGCCTACTACAACAATAAATGAAGCTGATCCTATTGATGATACAGTAGATTTTTTTACTCCTGAATCTGAATTAATATCTGCTAGATTACCTACCGCTGTAAATAGTAATGAAGATGGTATTACCAATGTTTTAAATGTAGGTTTAGCTGAAAGTAAAATATTAAAACCGCAATTTGATGCTAATGTAAAACTAATTAGCGATTATCCAAATTTAAAATTAAATGAAATAAGCAATAAAAATCCTGACGAAATAGCTGATACATATGTAGATCATATTAAAAATAATCTTTTATGGTTGCATGATAAAGTACCAGAAAAAACAAGAATGCGATCTAAAAAATGGTATGATGGCGCTAACAAAGTAGCTAATTCATGGTCTAAAGAATTTGATTTGCCTGCTTCTTCTGTGGCAGGAGTTATGGCAGCTTTATCACCGCAAAAAGATTGGTATATGAATGCTAATTTAGCTTATAGAGTATTAGATATAAATAAAAACAAACAAGATTTTATTTTTAATAAAGAAATGATGAGTAAGGCTAAAGAGCTTTATGGTAAACCAGTATTTAAAGAAATGTTAAAAAACCTAGATAATAAAAAACTATCAGAATTAGATTCTTTAGATGCAAAAGCAATATGGACTAGAGTATATGATGAAACCTATAATGATAGAAGTTTTAAAGTGTTAACACCAGAAGGAGAATTTGGAGACTTTGTAAAAACAGATAAAGGGGAAAATGCTAAAGCTGCATGGGGTACTAATTCAATGATAAAATCAGCACTATTAGCCATGGATAGTGGTGGAGATGCAAAAAAAATTACTACTTATTTAGGAGACAAGCATAAAGTAAGAAGTTTTTACAACAACATTATTGCTCCTAATTCTAAAAACGGAGATGTAACTATTGATACTCATGCTGTAGCAGCTGCAACACTACAACCAGCTAGCCAAAACAGCACAACAGTTTTTCACAACTTTGGAACATCACCATTATTAAGTAAAAGACCTAAAGACTGGCAAGGAGCAGCTAAAAATTCTTCTGTTAGTGGAAATAAAGGCACATACGGAATTTATGTAGAAGCATACAGAAAGGCAGCTAAAGAAAGAAATATATTGCCTAGAGAAATGCAGTCTATTACATGGGAAGCAATAAGAGGATTATATCCTACTGGATTCAAACAAAACAAGCAGAATGTAGAAGATATAAATAAATTATGGTATGATTACAGAAATGATAAATTAACATTACAAGAGGTGTTAGATGAAATTGAAAAAAGAGCAGGAGGGATCAGCCCTCCAACCTGGGAATAATGAAACTATTATGTTTATGAAAGAAAATAAAATTCCAGTAACAAAACAAAATTATTTAGATTTAGTATATGGTGGCAATCCTCCAGAAGAATTAGGAGCAGAAGAAATAGACGATATACCTGAATTTAAAAAAACTTTAGATGAAGCAATTAACGAAGCAATGAACGGGAATAATGGCAGTTTTTAATCCTACAGGAGAAAGTACTTCAATTTCAGCACCGATTGGAGGATTGAACACAAGAGATGCTGTGGACTTGATGCCACAAACGGATGCTATTCGTTTAGATAATTTCTTTCCAGGTTCTACAGATGTAAGTTTAAGAAAAGGTTATACAAATCATGTAACTGGCTTACCAAGCACAGTACAAAGTTTAATGGCTTATTCTTCGCCAAGCACTAATAAATTATTTGCAGCAAGTGGAGCTAATATTTATGATGTAACTTCGGCAGGTTCAGCAGGAAGTGCTGTAGTAACAAGTTTATCTAATGCAAAATGGGAATCTGTTAATTTTACAATATCTGGTGGTTCTTATTTATTTATTGTAAATGGTGCAGATGCTCCTAGACATTATAATGGAAGTGCTTGGGCAACTCCCACATTAGGAAGCATTACTAGTTCTACTATAAATAATGTGGCTGTATTTAAAGAAAGATTATTTTTTATAGTGAATAGTAGTTTAAGTTTTGCTTACTTGCCTATTAATTCTGTTGCAGGAACAGTAGCGACTTATGCGTTGGGAAGTATATTTAATTTTGGAGGACATTTAGTTGCTGCTGGAACTTTAACTAGAGATGGTGGTTCTGGTTCAGATGATTATATAGCTTTTATAACATCAGAAGGTGAAGTAGCTGTATATCAAGGAACAGACCCTAGTGATGCAACAAAATGGGCTTTAGTCGGTGTATTTAAAATAGCACGACCTATAGGTAAAAGATGTGTAGTTAATGTAGGGCCAGAATTAATAGTTATCACAGAAGCTGGATTTGTTCCTTTAACAAAAATGTATAATACAGATGAAACTAATTATGGTGCTGCTATATCTGATAAAATAAGTGGTAGCATTTTAACAAGTGTAGAAAATTTTAAATCAACTTTTGGATGGGATGCTATAATTTATCCTTCAGGGCAGTATGGATTATTTAATGTTCCTTCATCAACAGGAGGCAAGTTTGACCAATATGCAGTTAATTTAACTACTGGTGCATGGGGAAAATTTACAGGACAAAACGCATATTGTTGGGGGTTATTATCAGGAGTATTATATTTTGGTGGAAGCACAAAAGTATATCAAGCAGATAATGGTAATAGTGATGCTGGTGTTGCTATACAAGGAAGTGCTAAAACAGCTTTTGTATATTATGGTGGGAGAGGAATATCAAAAAGATTTACAGCTATTAGACCAGTAGTATCTAGTGATGCTAATTTGCCAGTTAGTATAGGATTTGATGTAGATTTTAATGATGGAACTTCAACGTATACTCCTTCAAGTGCAACTACAGATGGAGCTTCTTGGGACACAGCAACGTGGGATGTAGCAGAATGGGCAGGTTCTGTTGCTTCACAATTAGTTTGGAGAAGTGTTGCCGATATTGGTTGGAACGCAGCTATACGAATTAAAACAAGCACACAAGCTCAAAGTATTAGATGGCATAGTGTGGACATTTACTATGAAAAAGGTGTAGGATTATAATGATATTAACAGATAAAATATGGAAATTATTAGAGCCAGCTACAAGAATTGCTGAAAATGTAACACGAAAAGAATTAGAAGAAGGATTACAAGATGGAACATATCAAATATTTTCAGATAAAAAAAGTGTTGCAATAACTGGTGGCTATAATGAATCTTTACGTATAGGTTTAGCAGGTGGAGAATTAAATAGTTTGAAAAATATAGAAAAAGATATTATAACTTATGCTAAACAAAAAAATTATAAAAGTGTTGACATTTTAGGTAGGGTAGGATGGGAAAAAGCCTTAAAAGGTTATAAAAAACAAGCTGTATTACTTAGAAAGGAGATATAATGAGTTTTATTTTTAGTACACCAAAGCCTCCTCCAGCACCAGATTATGCAGGTGCAGCTAGAGAACAAGGAGCTGCAAATGTAGAAACTGCTAGATTAGAAGGCAGAATGAATAGACCAGACGTTTATTCACCTTATGATATAACAACTGTAACTGATTTACCTGAAGATAGATTTAGGCAAGAATATACATTAAGACCTGAATATGAATCACAAAGACAAAAACAAGTTGGTATTACAGATAAATATTTAGACACAGCAGGTAATTATTTAGGAGGATTGCCACA